AATTAAAGAATATGTAGAAGAAAAAGAAAAGGAACTGAGAGAAATATGAGGAGATAGAAAGAGAGGTAAGGGAAGATGAAAGATAAATTTACAAAAGCAGATTTGAAAGACGGGATGGTGATCGAGCAATATAATAAATATAAATATTTAGTGATTGGTGATAGAGTGATTGGATTAATTGGTTTTAATCCATTGAGCCAATATAATGATGATTTAACAAATGAGTTAGGCGAAGAATATGGGGTTGAAAAAGTATATGGAGTAAAAAATCGTTGCGTAAATAAACTTGAAAAAATATTCGACAAAAATAATCTTGAACTTATCTGGGAACGTACAGAAACCAAAAGCATGACCACAGAAGAAATGCGGAAGAAGTTGGAAGAGTTGACAGGTGAGAAGATTGAGGTTGAGCCGAGCAGGGAAGAGATGATTGGCAAAATAAAGTTATATTGTACTGGACAATCAGATTGTGCAGAGTGCATTTTATTAGGCATGTGTGAAAGATGTAATTATTGGAAATTTGAAGATTCTAAACTTAAACAATGCTACGAGAAGGTGATGTAAGTTGGACGAAAAGAAAGTTAGAGAAGCAATCAAAGCATTAAAAATTACAATTGATATAGGCAAACAAAAGATTGAGTATAACAAAACTTTTGAACCTAAAAATGATAATGAACCGATAGAGAAAAGTATTGAACATGCAAAAACTGCAATCGAAGCACTGGAAAAGCAGTTGCCGAAGAAACCTATTTGTGTTCCGAAACGATACACCGAAGAATTAGGCTTTAACGATGAATTTTTATGTCCAGTTTGTAAAAGCTATGTTGGATATTTTACAGAAGGAATGAGTGAACCAGAACAAATGGAATATTGCAATGATTGCGGTCAACACATAGCGAAAGACTGGTCGGAATAAATGAGTTGAGTTAACTCGGAAAGGTAAGTGGAAATATGTATAAAGATATAACAACTCATTCTCAAAGAGATAAGGAGAGAAAACCAAGTATATTGGAAAACGAAACAAATGGAATCAGATTCACGGTGCATAAGCATATTTACTATGGCGATGAATGGCTTTTAACTTGTAGAGATTTAGGAGTTGAACATTTGCACCTGGAAACAGAAGATATGGAAGAAGCAAAAGAAAAGGGAATTGTTGAAATGATTAAGTTATTGGGTGACAAGATTAGCCAATATGAAAAGGCGATTGTTGAAATCAATAATTAGACAAGAGTTCCCTGCGAGTAATCGTGGGGAACGGAAAGGTGGAAGAGACATGAAAAATAAAAGAGTAAGCTGTAAAGGAAATGCTGCGGACATCCCAGCTTGTGAATACGATTCTGCTTGGATTTGCAAACATCCAAAATGCAAGTCTATTGTTTTAACATCTACGATGTATGGGGCAAGACCAAGTGGATGTCCTAAAGTAGATACGTGGAATAGGAGAGTGGAAGGATGATTTTATTTTGTCCGGAATTGGTGGGAAAAGAAGAAGTAAAGGCAGCATTTGTTGGACATGGAGATTTTGTTAGACCAGTATTGAATCCATGCATTAAAGAAAAATATGTGGCTTACAAAAATGGAAAGTGCATGAAATATGACAATGAAGTGGAGGTAAAAGATGATTGATTTAGAATTGCAGAAAAAGAGATTTGTAAATCATGTAGCTAAATTCACGGATTATGGCAACATCAAGATTGTAGATTTCAAAATGCCTGATAGCGGCGAATACAGAATCAGATTCCTTTTTGAAGAAGATTATTGCCGGTTGCATATTTCTGGGGATTTAGGAGAACTTATTGCAACAAATTATAATAATATGACATTTAAAGGTTTTTCGGATTTTGTAAATAATATTGGTTATTTTAAAGGAAAAATCGATTGCCATAACAGAAGAATATATACATATGATTCCGAAGATGCCAAAAAAGATTTAAAAGAATTATTGGAAGAATGGGATATGATGGAAGAGGTTTTACAACATGATAGATATGAGTGGGAAACAGACGAAGATAAGATAGAAGAGTTTTATGAAGGTGTACTTGAAGATTTTTCTGAGGATACAGGAGTTGGTTCAAAAGGATATGATGCACTGTCAGAATATTTCAGTGATGCATGGGAATTTGTTAGTGATATCGGAAAAAGACCTACATACATTTTAGATGTGTATATGATGGCATTCAAACTAGCAACAGATCAGTTGAGGGCGAAAGGAGAAATATAATGAACGTACTAGAGAAGATTTTGGAAGAGATAAAACAACCGACAAATTACACTGTTATGTGCGGAAAGCATTTTACAACTATTGACAGAGTTGAAGAAATCATCCGTTCCCACATGGATGATTGCAAAACATTTGAATTTGATTTTAACAGAGTAAAATCGTTTGATTGCCAATGCGGAAGACATTATGTAAATACTTATAATAATGGTTGGATTCCAGTGGAAGAGAGATTGCCGGAAGAAGAAAATGAAAGATATTATCCAATGCTGAATGTGGCAACATCATACGGAGCTGTTAAATGGGGATTTTACAGAGTTAGAGATAAGCAATGGTATATTTATAGTGAAATCCATGATGAGTTTATAGAAGCCCGTGACAAGGAAATAGTAGCCTGGCAGCCGCTTCCAGAAAGATACAAAGGAGAATAAACAGATGAGTAAAATAAACATAACAATAGAAATGTTTTTTGAGATTAAAAATGCAGAAATGTACGGAGGAGAAGGAAGCACTGGATATGCAGAGATAAAGGAAGATGTGTGCTTAGAAAGCATGAAAGAATATGATTTACAGAAGGATGCAGAAGGAAAAATAGAAGGATTCGCAAAGATGTTTCAGGTAAGCAAGGAAGATGTACGAATCATATCGAGAACAGAGTATGAGGACAACACAGAGGAGGATTAATTATGACAGAACAAACAAGAACCTGTGCCACCTGCACAGAAAATGATGGAGGCCTGTGCGATTTAAAAGGCATCCTGGTAGAAGATGATGATACATGCGAAAGATGGAGCAATAAGCAAGCAGACTGGAAAGAGCATATGCTGCATACGTTTCTGGCCGGGCATTAAAGAAGGTGACTAAATGGAAGATAGATGCATATGTTGCGGGGAAATAATCCCAGAGGGAAGGCAAGTATGTTGGGCATGTGAGAGAGGAGAAGTAAAGATGAATAAAGAAGGATACAAAGACCCAACGGCAGAAATAGCAGTACATAGAGCTAGCCGGATGCCAAGACACATCTGGAATATCTTTAAGGAGCTGAATCTGGTAGCAGGGAAATCCGGGGTGGAAGTGACGGAAATCAGAGACAAGGAGACAGGGAAGAGATACAGGAGGTGATTCCGGTGGAGGTAACAAAGGATATATTAATCCAATATTGCGAACTCCGAGAGGAAATCAAAGATTTAAGAGAAAGGATAGACAGAGATGGGCTGAGATTGCAGAAAATTGAGAAAGAGGGAGTAGTATCTGATACAGTTACCGGAACCAGGGCAGATGGCACTATAGGCAGTATCAAGATAACGGGCTTCCCCATTCCTGAATACAGTACGGTAAAGGCTATGTTGAAAAAGAGAATAGCAAAATTGCAGATTATGGAAGATGAGCTGCATGAGGCAGTGAATGCGGTAGATGATTTCATAAATGCAATTCCAAAAAGTGATTTAAGACAGATATTCAGGCTTTATTACATAGATGACCTGACGTGGGATATGGTAGCTATGAAAATGAACTATCGCTATCCAAAGAGAAAAACAGAGTACACAAAGGATAATTGCAGAATGCGGCATAATAGATATCTGGGAAAGGAAGAAAATTTATAAAATGTTCGCCTATGTTCGCTTTTTCTGTGATAGTATTTATACTGGGAACAGAAACAAGATGGTTTTTCATAATAAGTACTCCTTTTTGTATTGATGGCAGCAGGGTGTCACAGCCCTGTTACTGTATCAGGTTCAGACGGTAACGCCTATATGGTGGCTTGAAAGGTAAATGCCATAAAAGACCGTCAATTCTCTTTTTATATAAAGGTATTTTATTACACAGTGCCGGTAAGAGGCAGTCTACTTCATGGTTATGTTACTGCCATATCAAAATCAGCCGAGGATAGGCTGGAAACCATCAGGCAACCGGTATAACGGCACATATGGGTTGCAAGTTTGGAAAGTAGCTCAGTTGGTAGAGCAGGAAACAATTCCAAGTCCCAGGTTCGATTCCTGGCTTTCCAATTCTCCTAAATGGAGACCCTAAAATATTTTCTTTAATTGACACCCTGTAGAAATATGGGGTGTTTTGTTGTAAAAAAATATATTTTATTATATAATTGTAAAAATAAGAAAATATTTAAGGGTGGCAATATGGAAGAGATAATGTTAGATAGTTTATTAAATCGTACTATACCTAAAATTAAGGAAAATATCCATTTTTGGATGGTGCGAACACAAGGTGGAGCTTTTTATTCAGAATTTTATAAAAATAAATTTGTTGCTTTTGGTTGGAATTACATTGACAAACAGACAGATTTAAAAGATAAAACGTTAAGCGATAGAGTAGAAGCGAAATATGGTATGAAACAAGGAAATAGAGCAATAAAAAAGTGTAATTTATTTATGAATAATATTCAGGAAAATGATATTATTTTAATTCCAAATAGAAGGTTAGAGGAAATTATCATTGCAGTGGCAAAGGAATATTATGAAGAAGACAAATGTTCTATAGAAGATGAAAAAGATGTTTTATGGAAATTAAAAAATGAAAGACACTTGTTAAAAGAGGTAAAATGTCCTTATAAAAAAAGATGGAAAATAGATGTATTGAAAACTGTAAAAGGCGATAAGCTTAATTATCATTTATATAAAACATTGAGAAATTATAATGGTATTGACGATATAGATGAACATGCGGCATATATTTTGAGCCTTATTTTTGATGTGTTTTTCTACAGTAATGATCTTTACATTGCTTTAAGGGTTAATCAACAGAAAGATATTGGGTTGGCCGATTTATCTGGAGTTTTATATGGAAGTCTTCAGTATTTATCACATTTTGTAGAGAAAGAAAAGATAATTTCAAAGGTCAGTGTATGTTCGGAGGGAGACATAATCTTTGTGGTTAAAGAAATATTTGATTATGTTAAAGAATATGGACCTACATTTGTATATACTTTTTTAGGATTATTTGGTGGAACGTATGGAATTATAAAGCTTAAAGAGGTTCCAGAATTTATTAAAAATATTGTTACGATAAAGGAAAAATACAAACAAGAGACAATAGAAACGAAAATGAAACAGGAAGAATTAAGCAGCAAGGAATTGGAGAATGAGCAGAAGCGGATAGAACTAGAACAGAAAAAGTTAGAACTATCGTTGGCATTAAAAAGACAAAGCATTAATGGATTGCCAACGGAAGCAGAAACCGAACTCATTGTTCAGGCGAGAGAGCCTTTGAATGTATCTGCAGATAAATTCTCGTCTGAGGATGAAGCACTTACTTCTGCAATCGTAGAAGAAAATATATAATTAATTTGGTCGAGATGAAGGATAAAACAACAATTGTCGAGAAAACAAATAATAGCCAGCAATCATTAGTGAGTAAAAAAGAGTATGGAATTATGCAGAACAGTAATGAACTTATTAAGTAAAACATGGCAAAAAAAGTTACAATTCTGAATATGAAATTGTATATGTGGTTAAGAATTTTTACTGCTCTATTCATGATACTACCTCCTTTTAATTATATTATACAACAGAATTATAAAGATTGGTATTTATTTGTTTGCCAAATATGTAAAAAAAATGTAGACAAGCACTGGGTGAAAACTCAGTGCTTTTTATGGACCTTTAACTCAGTAGGTTAGAGTCCCCGGCTCATAACCGGGCAGCCCTGGGTTCGAGCCCCAGAGGGTCCATTTACAAAACAAACGAAGAGAGGTGGTGATGTTTGGATGGAGAAGTAAAGGCAACAAATGCAGAACTTGCCTATCAGGATTACCTAAAAGGCATGAAATACAAAGAAATAGCCGAGAAATACGGCGTGACCATAAATACAGTAAAGTCCTGGAAAACCAGATACAAATGGTCAAAGGATGGTAAAAAAAGTGTGCACACAAAAACAGGAAAGGTGTGCACACAAAAACCCAGGATGGGAAACCAGAATGCAGCAGGCCATGGAGCCCCGGAAGGAAATAAAAATGCAGAAAAATATGGATTCTTTTCAAAGTATCTCCCGGACGAAACACGGGAGATTTTTTCTGCTATAGAAGAGGCAGACCCATTAGACCTTCTCTGGCATCAGATACAGCTTGCCTATGTTGCTATTATCCGGGCGCAGAAGATTGCTTATGTAAAAGACCAGGAAGATAAAACCGAGGAAAAGACGGGGAGCTTTGATAATGGCGATACCTACATGGTACAGCAGGCGTGGGATAAACAGAATGAATTCTTAAAAGCCCAGGCCAGAGCCCAGGGAGAACTTCGTTCCCTTATTAAGCAATATGATGAAATGCTGCATAAAAACTGGGATATGGCAACAGAAGAACAAAGAGCAAGAATTGAAAACATAAAGTCCAAGACAGAACAAATAAAAGGTTCCGGACAAGATGAAACAGAAGATAAGGTGATGAAACTGTTCGACTTAATTGGAGGTGCTTTGGATGCTGGATCTGAGTAAAGCATATACTCCAAAGCAGATAGAAATCCTAAGAGCGTGTAGAAATACAGACTGGTTCCTACTCATAAATCATGGGGCAAAACGTTCTGGAAAAACGCAGATGGATAATGATATTTTTCTGCAAGAGTTGATTCGTGTTAGAAAAACTGCAGATAAACTGGGAATTGACACACCACAGTACATTCTTGCTGGATATTCCATGGGAAACATTCAGGATAATATTTTGACAGAGCTATCCAATAAATATGGATTTCAGTTTAAATTTGATAAATTCAATAATTTTACTCTGTTTGGAGTAAAGATAGTGCAGACATCACATGGGAATATCAGTGGACTTGGACGCATCCGAGGAATGACAGCTTTTGGTGCTTATATCAACGAGGCCTCTTTAGCAAATCAGGAAGTTTTCGATGAAATCAAGGCAAGATGTTCAGGACCGGGAGCTAGAATCATTGCAGACACCAACCCGGATCATCCAGAACATTGGCTTCTGAAAGATTATATCAAATCGGAAGCAGCAGGCATCATGAGTTTTCACTTCTGTTTGGACGATAATACCTTCTTAGATGAGCGCTATAAAAAAAATATTAAAGAATCTACGCCAAAAGGGATGTTTTATGATAGGGGCATTAACGGGGCATGGGTTTCTGGAGAAGGGGTTGTGTATCCTGATTTTGACCAGAATGTCCATGTGATTACACCATTGCAGGCAAAGCAAATTATCTTTGATAGGGTATTTTGTGGAGTTGACTGGGGATGGGAACATTGGGGTGCTATTGTAGTGGTCGGCGTTAAAAGCAGCAGCTACTACATTATTGAAGAACATGCTGCACAGCATAAGTATATCAAAGATTGGATAACAGTAGCGAAGGATATCATCAGACGTTATGGTGATGTCCCTTTTTATTGCGATCCAGCAAGACCAGAGCACATCGCAGCGTTTCAGAATGCTGGCATTGATGCTTATGTGGGAAATAACCGTGTACTTTCTGGGATTGAAGCAATTGCCACTCTTATGACGAATAAACAATTCTTTATCGTATATTCCAAGTGCCCAAGGTTTAGGGAAGAAATTTATAAATATATCTGGAAGAAAAATACCGGGGAACCACTAAAAGAAAATGATGATGTTCTCTGTGCGATCCGGTATGGAATTTATTCCGATATGACAGTGAATGAGATTGAACTACCTGGACAGAGCATGGCTGATCAGGCGGAGAAATTGAAAGGGATGTTTTAAATGTTAGAAGTAAATAAATTTGAACATGGGACAGATACAGCACATCACACCTTAAAAAGTTTCCAGCAATTGTACGGACCAGAGACAAACCGCTCCTATCGTGCTAATAGTGCAGAGGAAATCTTAGGTGATATGAAGAAACTGGCTGCTATGATTCAGGATCATCATGAAGTGCAATGCAAAAGACTTGAGGCGCTGGATGATTATATCAAGGCCAGAAACAGTGGTATATACAGAGATACCTCCAGGAGAAATGAAAAAGAGAGAGCGGATCACAGGGCAGCCCATAATTTTGCTAAGGTCATCAATGTATTTGATGTTGGTTACAACACAGGGATTCCTATCAAAAAAGTAAGTGATGATGAAAAAATAAATGAAATTATTACAGAATACGATAAGGAGAATGATATTGAAGCTCTGGACAGTGAGCTGTGGCGGGACATGAAAAAGTATGGAAGAGCTTATGAACTCCAATACAGAAGCAAACAGGATAAAGACAGGTCGGTTATCAGTAATGTGTTTGAAACCTTTGTATGCTATGGTCTGGATGCAGAAAGAACGCCACTTTTTGCAGTCCGCTATCCTAGATACCAGGTAGGAACTCAGGAGTTCACTACCGTTACCGTTTATACAGATAAAGAGGTAATCACCTACAAACCTTGCCAGATGAATGCATTAAAGCTGGAAGAAGAGAGGCGGGAACAACATTACTGGGAAGAGGTGCCGATTACAGAGTATTCACCAGACAGATACCGCATGAGCGGATACGAGGATGTAATCCCTCTCATTGATTTATATGATGCTGCACAATCAGATACTGCTAATTATATGACAGATTTAAATGAAGCAACTATGGTAATTACGGGAAATTTGAATCTGAATAAATACAAAACAGATGATTTAATAAAAATGAAAAAAGCGAATCTAATGCTTTTGACAGAAGGTACAAATCCAGATGGGAGTAAATCACAGACAGATGCAAAATACATCTATAAGCAATATGATGTAACAGGGACGGAGGCTTATAAAGAAAGACTACAAAAGGATATCCATAAGATTTCCTTTGTGCCGGATTTAACGGATGATTCTTTTTCTGGAACCCAGTCAGGGGAGGCTATGAAGTACAAGTTATTTGGATTCCAGCAGATGGCAAAGACAGGACAGCGAGGATTCAAAAAAGGACTTATGCGAAGATACCGGCTGCTTCTGAATATTAAAAACTACGTGAATGAGGCTGATAATGCGAGCCTTGATAATTTAACCATTACATTCACACCAAACCTTCCAAAAGCTGTATTGGAAGAGCTAAAAACACTTGTCGATTCCGGTATGGAAATTAGTCAGGAAACCCTGATGGGACTGGCTTCTTTCATTGATGATGTGAAAGCAGAGCTGGAAAAAATCCAAACGGAGAAAGAAGAAAGAGAGCAAGACCCTGTTATGGCTTCTATGTTTGGAAATCAGGTGCAGCAGGATGATGGGGGGCAGAAGTTCAGGGTAAATCATTAAATGGTGCCCAGACACAAAGCCTTATTGCTATTATGTCACAATTTAGTGCCGGCACTCTTTCAGAAGGCCAGGCGGTGAACCTGATATCTACAGCTATTGGCATTGGAAAAGATGAGGCAAGAGCAATATTGGATGGAGAATTATAAATGTCTAGCAAAGAACATAGAAAACATGTGGAATACTGGAAGAAAAGAGAAAAAGCCCAGAGAAAGAAGAATATCAAAGACGATGTAGTGTATCAAAAGCAGATAGAGGAAATCTACCAGAATATGCTGGATGAAATCCAGAAGGAAATTAATGGTTTCTATGTCCGGTATGCGAAAAAAGAAGGAATTACCATTGCAGAGGCTAAGAAACGCGCATCTAAACTGGATATTGAGGAATATGCCAGGAAGGCAAAAAAGTATGTGGCAGAAAAAGATTTCTCAGATAAAGCAAATGAAGAGATGCGCCTTTACAACCTTACCATGAAAGTGAATCGTCTGGAACTGTTAAAGGCTAAGATTGGCCTGGAACTGGTCAGTGGGTTTGATGAACTGGAAAAGCTTCTGGGAGAAAAATTAACAGAAAAGACATTGGAGGAGTTGGAAAGACAGGCTGGAATCCTTGGAAAATCCATACAGGACAATGCTAAAGCGGCACATGCTATTGTAAATGCTTCTTTCCATAATGCAACTTTTTCAGACCGTATCTGGATGTACCAGGACATGCTAAAGGCAGATTTATCGAAACTTTTGCAGCAGAACATCATACAGGGAAAACACCCAAGAGAACTTGCTACACATCTTAGAAAGCGTTTTGGAGTAAGCCAGTACAATGCAGAACGTCTTATGATTACAGAGTCTGCCAGAATACAGACAGAAGCCCAGAAGCAATCCCTGGAAAGGAACGGGTTTGAATATTACGAATATATAGCCTGTGGCAAGAGTGATGTATGTGAAATCTGCAAAAGCCTAGATGGAAAACATTTTAAGGTCAAAGATATGATGATTGGCGAGAATGCTCCTCCTATGCATCCTTTTTGCCATTGTTCTACAGCAGCGTGGGAAGGTAGTGAAGAGTATGATGCATGGTTAAACATTCTGGATAAAGGCAGTACTACATCTGAATGGGAGAAATTCAAAAAGAGTAAGGAAAAAGAAGAAAGCAAACCAAAGTATAAATATAAAGACACTATCATTAACAAGCCTATGATTAGTTCTGCAAAATACCGGAGAAAGTTCTCGGACATTACCGGAGATTCAAAAATAAGTAGAATATTATGGGAAAATGCTCTAGATATGTTAGAACACCGCAATGGAACAAAGTATGAAGATTTAGCCTTCATAGATAGTAAGACGGGAAATGCTGAAATCAATAAGGGCTTCGATAAAGAGAATACAGCTTTACCCAACAAGAGCATGAAGAAGCTATTAGAGAATGCCGGTTTATATTCTGTCATTGCAATTCATAATCATCCAGGAAGCAGTGCACCTAGTCTACCTGATATCATGGCGTGCATAGACAGAAAATATAAATATGGATTGATTGTTTGTCATGATGGGAAAATTTATAAATATTCCGTTGATAAGAAAAAGTTTATTATTCCATTAGCATTTTCCGCGCTTGACCTGTTGTTAAAAGATGGGTATACTAAAGAAGTAAAGAAGCAGTTGGATGATGCAGGAATTAAATTGGAGGTGTTTTGATGGATAAAGAAAAAGAGTATCAGCGGATTTGTGAAAAGCTCGGTTTTATTCCATCGGAATATGAATATGACGGTCCGTTGACAGAGGATGATACATGGGTAAATCCTTTTTCAGTACTAACATCCGAAGAAAGCATATTTTTATACGAAAACGGATACTTAAATAAGCAGTAGATACCACCAGTCATAATAATGGCCGGTGGTATTTTTATACCCATTTTTAAGAAAGGAAAGGTAAAAAGTTATGATTATTACAGGAATGAAACATTTTGAAAGCGTATGTCAGAAGAAATTGGTGGAGTGGTACAATAAAAACAGACCAGAACCGCCAATTGATTTAGGAGATGTATTTATCGTGTGGAGTTGTAAAACATTACAAAACTACAAATGCCTGGCATCTACTACAGTATCTGGTGATGGTATCTATGCAGAATATACATTTAACGGAGATAAGCAGGAACTTTATGAGGATGTTTATAAAAAACTCACGAATACCTGTCACACAGAGGAATGATACAGAAATACATCATAACAAAAGATGCGGATATGCTAGCACCGAAGTGGCTGGAAGACCGTATAAACTATAAAACAGTAAAATTTCTGTATGCCATCTGTGACGGAGCAGAGGTATTGAAAGGGGTGAGGATAAATGACCAGACAGCCAAAATCGGTGATGTGGTTTGCTTTGATGGTAAGCGGTTATCTGTAGAAAGGCGGTGATCCAGTAGTCTCCCACCGGCAGGGAATGACCGGAACAGCAAAGGAGTGATGGAACAATGATTGCGGTAAGTGTCCGCAAAGATAAAATTCAGATATCCGGCCATGCGAATTATGCAGAAGAAGGCAAGGATATTGTGTGTGCAGGAGTGACAGCCCTTACACAAACCTTAGTAAAATCCATAGAAGATTTGACTGAGGACAAAATAGAATGTGATATCTCGCCCGGAAGGGCTGATATAAAGTATAGGAATCTTTCAGAGAAAGCAAAAACTCTGGTGGATTCCTTTTTCATTGGCATTTGCATGATTGCGGATGAGTTTCCGGACAATGTTCGGATTGTCTAGGCATGGAAGACATAAAAAGCTATGGAGAAGTCAGGCGTGGAAACTATAAGCTACGGGAATCAACGCGATAGATTAAAAAATCGGAGGTAAAAGAAAATGAAATTTAAAAAGTTTATGATGCTGCAGTTATTTGCAGAAGGTTCTGAAGGTTCAGATGGAGATTCCGGAAATGAAGGTGCTGACGGAAATAATCCTGAAACAAAGGAACAGGAAGATGATGAAGAGGATGATCCAGAGGATGAGAAAAAATACTCGGACAAGGATGTAAACAAAATCATTAACCGGAAATTTGCTGAGTGGGAAAAGAAAAAACAAAAAGAAGACGATGAAGCAAAGAAACTGGCAAAAATGAATGCTCAGGAAAAGGCAGACTATAAAAACAAGCAGCTGGAAGATAAGATTGCAGAACTGGAAAATGAGAAGGCTTTGTCTAACATGAGGGATGAAGCGAGAAAAATGCTGTCTGAAAAGAATATCAATATTTCTGATGAGTTGCTTGCTTTTATGGTATCTAAGGATGCTGGAGAAACAAAAAAAGCGGTAGATTCCTTTGTAGAACTTTTTAATGCGGCAGTAAATGAAGCTGTTAAGTCCAAGGCCAGACAAAGCACACCAAAAGAGGGTGGGGCTTTTTCAGCAGGAACAAAGAATCTTGGCATTGGAGATATGGCAAGAGAAGCAAGGATTATTAAATAGTGGAGGTAAAGAAAATATGAACAAAAATAAAAAATATGGAATGCAGTTATTTGCACAGACAATCAACCCAGACAACGTAACGATGTACGAACAAAAAGATGGTACTATCCCCGAAAAGTACAACAAGTTGATTTTAAAAGAAATCATCCATGGAAGCAAGGTAATGCAGCTTGCAAAATACGAAGAGATGGACGGAAAAGAGAAAGAATTTGAATACTTCGCAAAAGGACCAGGAGCTTACTGGGTAGGTGAGGGTGAGAAAATCCAGACATCTAAACCACAGTGGATGAAAGCTAAGATGGTTGCTAAGAAGCTGGGTGTTATTATCCCATGTTCCAGAGAATTTTTGCATTATAAAATGTCTGATTTCTTTGAGCAGATGAAACCAAAGATTGCAGAAGCTTTCTATCAGAAATTTGATGATGCAGCTATCCGAAATGTAGATAATCCATTTCCTCAGTCTTTGGAAGAATCTGCAGTAGCAGCAGGTAATGTAATTAGCGGAGGTATTAATTACGATAATGTCCTTTCCATGGAAGATGCATTAAACGATGCAGATTACGATGTGAATGCATTTATTTCTACCAAAAAGAATCGCAGCACTCTTCGGAATGTACATAAAATCGAGAATGGAGTAATCGTGGAAAGTCTGTATGACAGGGGTGCTAATACCATTGACGGACTTCCGGTTGTGGATCTGAAAGGTATGGCAAAAGGAAATCTCTACGCAGGAGATTTCGATTATATGTACTATGGAATTCCATTTGGTATGTCTTACAAGCTGGATGAATCTGCACAGTTATCTACACTGAAAAATGAGGATGGTACACCAGTAAACCTGTTTGAACAGGAATTAGTAGCCCTTAGAGTAACCATGGATGTAGGATTTATGATCGTAAAAGATGAAGCCTTTGCGAAATTGGAAAAAGGAGAATCTAAGTTAGAAAAACTTACTGTTCAGTCAGTAGCAGGTACTTCCAAAGGAGATACTAAAATTACGGTGACTCCTTCAAAGACAGAAAACAATACATACAAGTATAAAATTTCTGAAGAGGAAGTGAGTGTTGCATATGGACAAAATGTGAAAACATGGTCTGTGTGGGATGGAACCGCAGATATTACTGCAGAAACAGGAAAAAACATTACTGTAGTGGAGTGTAATGCAGAGTACCAGGCAATGAAAGCTGGAACAGCTGTTGTGACAGCAAGAGCCTAAGAAGGTGTATGTATGCTGAAAAAAATAAAACAGATGCTTGGACTTTCAGAAGATGATAAATCCATGGATGCCCAATTATCTTGGATTCTGAGTGCTACCCAATCTAGATTAAGAGTGCTTCTTGGAGGCATAGACCCAAAGGACGAACTAAACTACATCATAATGGAAGTTTCTATTGCCAGATATAACCGTATTGGTTCAGAAGGGCTTTCTACTCACACAGTAGAGGGAGAAAGCCAAAATTTTCAGGAATCTGATTTTACAGCTTATATGGACGATATACGAGCATATAAAGAAACCCATAATCAGGATGAGGCAAAAGGAGGAATTCTTTGGATATGAGATATGATGCACCAGTTTATTTCCAAGAAATCACTCCTGGCGGATATGACCCGGAAACTGGAGATTACCGTGAAGATACCATACAAGAAACGAAACGTCTTGCATCTGTTGTAAATACGGGAGAGGAGACATTGCGACTACTCTATGGCAGTATTAAGCAGGGAAGCCTTACCATACAGCTTCAAAACCATTATAACGTTCCATTCAGCCGCATACGCATCGGAAAGACCATCTACCAGGTGGATGTTTCTAGGAAGCTTAGGGTGAAGCATACGTTTGTTGTATCGGAGGTGCAGGGATGCCAAAAGTAAAGATTGTAGGCGTGGAAAAGCTGCAAAAGAAGCTGAGAAGAAACGCAACCATGGAGGACGTAAAGAAAGTAGTGCGTCACAATGGAGCCGAGATGCAGGCAAAAGCACAGAGAAATGCCCCTATTGACACTGGTCACTTGCGTAGAAGTGTAGGGCTGGAAATGCGAGACAACGGTTTAACTGCAGAATCTGAAGCAACTGCAGAATATGCAGGATATGTGGAATATGGAACCAGGTACATGAAGGCACAGCCTTATATGCGACCAGCTTTCGAGGATCAGAAGGATAAGTTCCGAAATGACATGAAGAAATTGACGAGGTGATACCATGGACCCACAGCAGGAAATCTTCACAGAATTGTTATTAAGAATCAAAGCATTGGGATATGACGTATTTGACGGAGAACTTCCACCAGAGAATACACCATATCCTTTTGTTTATCTTGGGGATATGCAGCAGACAGACCATAGCACAAAAACAGAGGTTATCGGCAGCACATACCCTTCTATCCATATCTGGCACAGCAGCCCAAAGAAACGGGGAACTATATCGAAGATGCTACAGGAAATCAAAATTATGTGTCGCAGGATAGAAAAAACAAAAAATTACTCGTGGTTCGTAAAGAATGTGAATCAGAGAATTATAACAGACACTACAACAAAAACTCCACTTCTTCATGGGATTTTGGAAGTAGAGTTTGCTTTTAGTTAGGAGGAAATGAGCATGAATAGATACAAATTACAGTTATTTGCAGAAGCAGTATCTGGAAAGAAAATTGTTTATATGTACAGAATGCTGGCTGATGCAAAAAAAGAAGCAGCTACACATCTGGCTTTTACTACAGAAAACAGCACTTCCATGAGCCGTGATGCAGATACCACAGAAACGAAAGATGGACCAATTCGAACACCAGGAAGTGTAGAAATTGAAATTACTACCACAGCACTTTTAGCAGCAAAAGACACGATGATCCAGAAGCTTCGCGACGCTTTGGTAAAAGAAGGGAAAGTGGAGATTTGGGAAATCAACCTCGCAGAGGCTGGAACTACACAAAATAAATACAAAGCAACCTATTATCAGGGATATGTTACGGAGTTCGAAAAGACATCCGGTGCAGAGGATTATGTAGAATGTTCTCTGACATTTGGAGTTGAAGGAACTGGAGCAGACGGAGAAGTAACACTTACGGTAGAGCAGCAGGAAATGATTGAATTGTATGGATTTAAAGATATCGCAAAAGAAGGAGAATGAAAATTATGATGGAATTAACAATTAACGGACAGGTGTATCAGTTTAATTTTGGAATGGGATTTTTAAGAGAAATGAATAAAAAACTGATTATTCCAGAAGAAGGCATTAAAGGGAAAAGCAAAGAAGTTGGACTGCGGTATGCTGTGGCCGGCATTATGGATGGGGATTTAGAACAGCTGGAAGAAGTGTTGGATACTGCAAATAAAGGTATGAATCCAAGGGTTACAAAGCCACTTTTAGATACCTACATTGAAGAAGAGAGTACCGATATTGATAGTCTGTTTGATGAGGTGCTGGATTTTTTAGAGAAAACAAATGCTACGAAGAACACAGTGAAAAATATCAGAAGGGACATTGCCAAAGCAGAACAGATGGAAGCAGCGAAGAATGCGGAGAAATAGAAGAAGATTTTGAACAGGTATATAGGGAAATGGCAATAAATTGCTTCCGATACCTTGGTTTTCAAAGTCTGGAACAGGTGAATAAGCTCACAATACCGGAATATGAGCTTCTTATGGAAGCTTTGGAATTAAGACAGGTAGATCAAGAGTATTGGACACACTGGCAGGCTTTTTTGAATTACGCTGTAAAAGCAGAGAAAAGAGTAGGCAAGAATAAAACTAGACCGGTATATCAGAAGTTTAGTAAATTCTTTGATTATGAGAGACAAATAGATAGAGTGAAGAATAAAAAGAAATCTCAGGATAGATTTTCTGGGATTGGAAGATTTTTAAAGAAGGGAGGCTGAATCTATGGCAGAGAGTTTTTCTGTAAAGGCAATTCTATCGGCGAAAGATGCAAACTTTTCCAGTACATTTAAAAAGGCTATAAATTCAGCTAACCAGTTAAAAGAGACCATTACCAGTGGCTTTGGATTTGGAATCATGATGGGAGCTGGGCAAAAAGCTTTTTCTGTCATAAGTGGTGGAATTGGTAATATGGTATCCGAAATGGGAAATGCGTCTGCAGCCTGGAAAACTTTCCAAGGAAATATGTCTATGAACGGAAAGCCCCAGGCTGAGATTGCAGATATCCAGAATTCTTTGCAAAATTTTGCTGCTGATACTGTTTATTCTGCATCTGATATGGCTTCTACTTTTGCACAGCTTGCCGCTGTAGGGACAAAAAATACAGAAAAATTAGTAAAAGGATTCGGCGGTTTGGCAGCAGCAGCAGAAAACCCGCAACAGGCCATGAAAACTCTTTCGCAGCAAGCAACTCAAATGGCAGCAAAACCCAAAGTAGCATGGGAAGATTTTAAATTGATGTTGGAACAAACTCCAGCAGGAATGTCACAAGTAGCAAAAGCAATGGGGAAAACAACACAACAGCTCATTTCAGATATTCAAGCCGGAAAAGTTAAAACAGAAGATTTCTTAGATACAATAGCAGAAGTGGGAACCAGTGACGCCTTCATGAAAATGGCAACACAATACAAGACTGTTGGACAGGCAATGGATGGATTGTCAGAGACGGCAAGTAATAAATTACTCCCTACCTTTAATGTGATATCGGAATACGGAATTAAAGCTGTTGAAAAACTATCTGGTGCTTTTGATAAGATAGATGGAAATGCCCTTGCGGGTAAGGTAAAAACAGGGCTCGAAACGGTTTCTAAATATTGGGATGCTTTTATTACAAATATGTCTGGCGTAGGAACTGCATTTTCAGATGCTTTCTCTGCGGTCGGGGCAGCATTTTCGGAACTTACAGGAGAAATTGGTTTCGATACCAGTATTAAAAGTTTTGGAGATGCTGTACAAGTAGCAGCCGGATACCTAAAAACATTTGCGGGATTCTTGGAAGATAATGCAGATAAAATTGCGTTGGTGTTGCAGCACTTACCGCAATTATTGCTTGCATATAAAGGATTCAAAATCGTGAAAGCGGTTGTTCCATTCGTAAGTGCATTTTCAGGTGCTATTGTAAAGCTTGCTGGAAAAGGAATTGCAAGCTTGGCTGGAAAACTATTTGGTATTGCAGCAGGAACTAAAGCAACTGGATCAGCAAGTAAATCCAGTTCTGGTTCAATTCTAAAATCAGCACAAGCATTTATGATGATGGCAGGAGCGGTTCTTCTTATAAGCAGCGGGTTTGCATTACTTGCTCTTTCTGCGGTAGCAGTAGCGGAATCAGGTGGACTTGCAATTGGTGTTTTAGTGGGAATGGCTGTGGCAGTAGCAGGCGTTGCTGTGGGCATGATGTTTTTGCTTAAATCCATGAAAGGAAGCAAAAGTCTAGTTCAAACAGCCACTGCATTTTTAGTCCTTGGGGCAGCTATCTTAGTTGTGAGTGCAGCATTTGCCGTACTTGCAGCCACATCTATAGCCCTGGCAAATGCGGGACCTCTTGCTATTGGTGTAATGGTAGGTATGGTGGCGGCGATTGCACTTTTGGCAGCTGGAGCAGCTGCTTTAGGACCAGCTTTAACAGCAGGAGCTGTTGGATTTCTCGCATTTGGAGCTGCACTTGTTCTTGTGGGTGTTAGTGCGATTTTAGCTTCGACAGCTATTGTGATTTTATCAACAGCCCTTCCGGCTCTTGTGGAATATGGATTACAAGGGGCGGTTGCTATTGCTGCATTGGGTGTGTCGATGGGCGTGTTTGCAGCTGGTGCGGCAGTAGCCGGTGCAGGGGCATTACTGCTTGGAGCGGGACTTTTAGTAGTAGGTGCAGCTACTTTGGTAGCAGGGGCCGGAGTCTTGGTACTAGCTGCAGGAGCGATAGCCTTAGGGGCCGGTCTGGCAGTAACAGCTGCATCCGTAACTGTATTGGCATCTGCTTTGCCATTAGTATGCTCAGGAGCAATGAGCAGTGTTGTAGCTTTTACTGCGTTATTTGCAGTGACAGTTGCATTAGGTGCATCACTTTTGTTGATAACAGCTTCTTTTGTGGCATTCGGAATTGGAATTGTGGCAGCAACAGTAGGGGTAGCTGCGTTTGGAGTTGCTATGTTAGCGGCAAGTGCAGGAACAGCCGTTATGGCAGCATCTTTAGTAGCTGTGAATTCCAGCATGAAATCCATTGCTAGTAATGCAAAAACAGCAAAAAAATCTATTACAAGCATGAAAGATTCTGTGTCGATTGTAAATGAGGGCTTAGACGCTCTTGGAAACAAGGCGAAATCAGCTGTAGATAAATTAATTAGCACCTTTTCAGGTGCAGCAGGAAAAGCTAAAAATGCAGGGAAAAAAGTTGGAGATGGAATAAACGACGGAGTAAAAAACGGAACAGACAAGTTACCGGACACTATAAAGTTGGCTATGAATCAATTCAACGCAGGACTTTTAGCAGGAGGAACGCTTTCTATAGCAACCTCTAATCAGATCTCTAACTCTGTTTTGTCTGCACTTAAAAAGACAGAATCAGGAGCATATAGTTGTGGATACAACATCGGAGCAGGACTGGCGAATGGCATGGCTGCATCTCTTGGGAGAGTACAAAGCATCGCTGCACAGCTAGCGGCCGCAGCAGAAAAAGCAATACGTGCAAAAGCTAAAATTCACAGCCCGTCTAAAGTCTCTGATAAATTGGGACAGTATTGGGGAGAAGGGTACGTTGAAGGGATGAAAAAAATGTTCGGTGAAGCGAAAAGAACATCCATGAAACTAATTCATATTCCTTCTTCTATCAAAAAACCTGATTTGGCATTAGCGGGAAATATATCTACATCGGATTTAAGTGATGATTGTGTATATGAAAAAAATGCAAACTACACTATTATTGTCCCTGTAGAGATTGACGGAAAAGAGGTTGCGAAGACAACAGCTAAGTACACAGAAGACGAACTTAATAAGCGTGAACGCAGAAATAGAAGAAAACAAGGAAAGGCGTAGGGCAATGTATAAATTTATAGATGTAAATGAGGCTTCGAGCGGCGATGCATTGCCCGCAGAAGCCTTAAATATTAATGGAGAGTATATAGAAAATATGGTACGGGGATATCGAACTTTATCGACGAAAGGAAGAGAAGCCCTGGCATCCGAGTTGGATTATTACGAAATGAAAGCAAGAGATGGTGCGGTTAATAAAAGCAAAAGATATCCGCCGAGAATCATTACCGTAAGATACCAACTACTGGCAAAAAGTGCAGAAGAATACCGAGAATCATATAACATGCTTGGATATATTCTTAGTGCAAACGAAGCAACTTTGATATTTAATGATGAAAAAGATAAGTTTTATATCGGGACAGTGACGGAAATTGGTGAAGTGGAAGAGGGCAGAAATTGTGTGGTTGGAGAGTTTGAAATCTTTTGTGCTGATCCGTTTAAATATTCCGTTACTGAGTATGAAGCGTTTGGAAATCAAAATAGCAATACGATACTGGTTGATTATGGCGGGACTTATAAATCATTCCCTAAACTGTGTGTAGACTTCCATGAAGAGAATGATAATGAAACGTCGTTGTCTGCAAATGGAGAATGTGGATTTGTTGCTTTTTTTAATGAAAACGAGAAAATAATACAACTAGGAAACCCTAATGAACTAGATTCCTCTTATATTCCACCGAGTACAACAACTCTTGTCAACTCAGTTTTTAGCAATCATGATAGTTACGGGGCAACCGCTCAGGCAAAGTGGAAGCAAAATATAGGAGTTACAACAGGCTCAGATGTTGTTCAAACCGGAGTAGCCGGAATGGGAATTTCTTCTTACGATGCTCCGGCGATAAATAGAGACACATACGGAATTCTTTTGGAGAATAAAGCGACAACTAGCGGGGATATTATTTTTTATTATACTGTAAAAGCAAGGGCAACAAACAGAACTGAAAAAACAGCAGACATCTCCATTGCAATCACAGTGAAATTAAAGGAAGCAACAGCAATATTCGGGAGCTCGAATGCATTAAAAGCAAAAATTATGATAGGTGGAGTTTGGCAGGAGGTATATCTAAAAAAAACCGAGGAAATATGGTATGGAAACACAGGTTATACGATAAACGCAACATTCTCAATTGGAAACTTAAGCTCAGAAGCTACTACATTATCTGGGATAAAGTTTAAAGTTGAAAGAACGGATAAACCCGGTGACGAGTCGGGGGTTTTGCCTGAAACAGTATGTTCTGGCATGGTAATAAATGCATATAAGAGCTATGCACCGAGCAGATATTATTTAACCTCTAGAGAATTTGGAACTGGCACATATTGGCATGGTGCATCTGTCACACGAACAATCCAAAACGCAGTTAATTGTAAACTGCTTTATTCTAATACCTTTGCTATTGGTTCCGGCTGGGATGGAGCTAGCCAGGTGGGTGTATTTCAGGCACTATTAGTTGGCGGGAAACAGATAATTGCAGGTGTTAGCATTGTGAAGGGTGGATATGGAAGTAATGCAACGATATACTTTTTTGTAAAAGGAGCAGTTGCATACAAGACGGATGTAGATGTTGCACACGGGAACTTTTGGTTCAATGATCGCACCGCAACCCTGATAGAGAAGAATGGAGCAGAAATAACATTTACAGTGAACGGAATTTGTAAAAAATTTACGGATCAATCAATTACCGATACTGGAGTTGATTCCATCACCTTTTTATTCGGGCAGCATGCACAGCAACCGGTGCTGACAGATAATGGGCTACATTATGCTAAAGTTATTAAAGATGTAAAGGAAGCAACTATTGATATTAAAAATGTATTTACTCCAAACGATAAAGTGATCGCTGATTGTGAAAGCGGAAATATCTACCGCAATGGAATTTTAGAACAAGGGCTAGGGGCACTTGGAAATGATTGGGAAGATTTTTACCTTAAACAAGGGATTAATCAAATTGGAACGGCATATTCAAGCTTTGTGAAGCAAGGATATGAACCGAAATTTAAAGTGAAATACAGAGAGGTGTTCTTATGATTCTTTACTTTGCAGATAGACAATTGAATATTCTCGGGATGGCGAGCACAAAGCTTAAGAAAGGAATTGAAATTGTTTCAGACCTTAAAGTTGAAGACACCGAAAGCGGAGTAGCTTCTTTTGAAGCTACATTTTCTTATTCAAGAGAAAATAGGCGTAAGGTAGAAGAATGCACAAGAAGTGGAAATTATATTTTACGCAAAAGCGGAAAAGAAAATGAGTTCTACACAATTACAGAAAGTGAATCCGATACAGGAAGCCAGGAGGTGAGTGTATATGCAGAAGATGCAGGGCTAGACCTTTTAAATGAGGTGGTGGGGAACTACGAAGCAGATAAAGCGTATTCAATTGAATATTATATAAATAAATTCGCCTACGACAGCGGATTTGTTGTTGGTAGAAATGAAGTTCCACATTTATCGAGGAAACTTAAATGGGAGGGGGAAGCAACTGTTACAGAAAGGCTTGCGAGCGTAGCAAAGCAATTTGATCACGCTGAGATTTCGTACAGCTTTGAAATCGAAAGATTAAAAGTAACAAGGAAATTGATAAATATACACAAAAAACGTGGCATTGAAACAGATGTACAGCTTAGAAAAGGGAAAGAGGTTGAAAAGATTGTAGTAAAACAATCTATCACAGAACTTGCTACTGCTTTGCTTGTAACAGGGGGAACACCAGAAGATTCAGACGTTCCTATAACTCTAAAAGGGTATAAATACGATGATGGGGACTTTTATGTAGATGGTGACAAAATATGTTCAAGAAAGGCTTTGGAAAAATGGTCAAGGTATGTTTGGAAAGATGAACCGCACCAGATTTTAGGAAATGTTGGGCATATTGTAAAAACATATTCCTACGATACGTTATTACAGAGTGAATTGTGCAAAAGAGCTGTTGCAAAGCTAAAATCTATTTGTGATGTTGATATCAATTATGAAGCGGATATAGTTGAACTTCCGGAAAATGTCCAGATAGGTGACAGAGTAACAATCATTGACGATGATATTGGTTTATATTTAAATACACGCCTTTTAAAACTAGAAACGTCTGATACAGAAAAAACTAAAACAGCTACATTCGGAGAGTACATATTAAAAAATAGTGGAATATCAAGAGAAGTGGAGCTTTTGGCCGAAAAATTCAAAGAGCTTTCAGCAAACAAAACATTTTATACATGGATTGCTTATGCGGATGATGAATCGGGCTCCGGCATTTCATTATTTCCAGACGGTAAAATCTACATGGGAATTGCTGAAAATAAGATATCAGATGCTGTGGATTTGAGTGACCCTAAAGTGTTTAAATGGTCGAAAATCAAAGGCGATAAGGGGGACCAAGGAGCTGCAGGCGCAGACGGAGAAAACGGAAAGACTTCATACCTCCATATCGCATATGCTGATAGTGCAGACGGGTCTGTAGGTTTTTCAACTTCCGATTCTATCAATAAAAGCTATATTGGGCAATATACGGATTTCAACATCAGTGGTTCATCTAATTATCAGGACTATGATTGGAGCAGGATTAAAGGCGAAAAAGGAGACCGTGGCGAGCAAGGCGTAGCAGGTGAAAATGGGAGCAGCGGCATTATTATATCTCCAACAGCACCACCGAATCCGGAAGTTGGACAACTTTGGCAGGTTGCAAATGGTGAACCGATTAAAAGTTGGAATGGATCGTCGTGGGAACTATATTATGTTTCTGTGAAAAACCTTAATGTACAGACTCTAAGTGCAATTACGTCAAACCTCGGAAAAGTAAATTCTGCTGACATCAATAACTTTTTAAATGGTGTAAAAGTCCTTGAAATCAAAGAAAACCTCATGACATTTTTTGACAAGTACGAAAGCCGAACCATTGGCGGTGTCGGACCGATTCAGGAACTCCGGGATGAGTATGGGGTAGAATTGTGGTCTACATTGTTTTCTCAGCTTGTAAGTGGCATCACTTTCCTTCGGGTTCGCCCAAGCGGAATGAACCTACATGCTACAAATATTACAATTAACGAAAAGAATGACCTGACCAAATACGCAAATATGAACGTCCTGTGGAGTGGAGAACTGATCATGAATGCTTCAGAGCAGGCAGTGCTTACAGAATCTATCCTGAGCCAGCCACACGGAATCATCCTTGTGTTTTCTGCTTTTGATACAGTTAACAATAAACCGGGGGATTGGTGGTGGAATACCCAGTTTATTCCAAAGAAATTCGTAGAGCAACATCCTTGGGCTAAGTACTGCTTTAATCTGTCTGGTGGAGCGGATGCGGTTGGTTTCGGCAGGAAGATGCTGGCATTTTACGACACGAAAGTAATAGGAGACAATGCAAATCAAGGAGCTTATACAGCAGGCGGAGTGAGATATGAAAATAATAGATTTGTATTGCGATGCATCTACGGTGTATAGGAGGAAGTATGGCACTAAATAAAACAATTGTATCAAAAAACGGTGTGACCTTAACTTATCACAGAATTTCTCTTGTAAATGTGCAGGTTAATCAGCAGATCACGATTCTTGTGGAGTCCTACATAGATGCTGATGGCCGAAAAAAAGAAAAGGACTATGCGTAGATAGATCATACGGAAACGTTACAGGGGGAAGATTACGCATTTCCGTATGTCGAATCTGAATACATTTCTTTCAATTACGATGAAAATTCAGAAATGTTTAAAGGGAACATTGTCCAAAAAGCATATCACTGGCTCAAGAAGCAGGAGAAGTTTAAGAATGCAAAAGATGTACTGGAGGTGTAACAGGAATGGTGATTGCAAATTTTACACAAGACGAGAAAACAAAATATGTGGAAGGCTTAGACCAGTACGATTACGGCCAGGTGCTCCGTATCCAGGGATTAAACCTTCCGACTGCGGTGGAAATCCATTTTGGGCTGGATGAGACAGGAGGTACTACTGTTCCTCGAATCGGAACAACGAAAGATGGTGTGACAGATGTAACAATTCCGGATTCTATGCTGGAAAACAATGATACGGATATGAATTACAGCATCTATGTATTCGTGTACCTGACAGACAGCTCAAGCGGAAAAACAACAAGAAGAATTAAAATACAGGTAAAAGCAAGGTCGAAGCCAGAAGCCTTTGACCGCCCGGAGGATGCGGAATTATTCCGGGAAGCAATAAAAGCGGTAAATGAATCCGCAGCACGTTCCGCAGAATCCGAGAAGCAGGCAGAGGGCTGGGCACATGGAAGAGAGGACTTGCCGGAAAGGGCACAGGATAATGCGAAATATTATTCTGATCAGGCAAGAGAAGATTCTGCGAAAACAGATACAGACAGAAAAGAGGTCGAAAGACTTGTAGAATCGGTATCTGGGATAGAGGAACAGGTGGTAAAGGTAGAGGGTCTTACGAAACAGGCACAGACATCCGCTACAAATGCAGCTCTGTCCGAACAAAAGTCTGAGGAAGCTGCTACAAGGGCAGAAACAGCCCAGGCAGGAGCGGAAACAGCCGAAGGAAATGCAGAATTAGCAGCACAGAAGACAGGACAAGACAAGACTGCGGTAGAACAGGCTAAAAAACTTGTACAGCAGATGGGGCAGGAAATCTTAGACAATAAGAATGCTGTAGATAAGACTGTGCAGGACTTTGGCATTACAGCACAGCAAGCCCTTGCAGATGTGAACAACGCTGGACAGGCACAGACAGAGCGTGTGCAAACTGCCGGAAATGATGCTGTAGAATCTGTTAAGGCGGCACAGGGTACAGCTACGCAGGCGGTAGAAACAGCAAAGGCAGAAGCTATCAAGGCAGTACAGACAGAAGGGACAACCCAGGCCGGGAATGTCTCCGCAGAAGGAGAAAAGCAGGTACAAGCTGTGCAGGGTGCGGCACAGGAGATTATGGCAGACCGGGAGCAGATACAAGAAAATAAAACGGGCATTGCTAAACTAAAGGAAGATATAGGAAATAAAGCTCCTGCAATAATAAAAAAAGCATCAGGAAAAACTATCATTATAAATGATTCTTCGAACCTTCCAATAAAAGCATTGTCTGGAACAGGAAAAATCATAATTACAGGGAAGAATATTTTAAAAATAGAAAAGTATAATGTATTCATTCCATTCGAAGCAAAAGCTGGTACGCTATTTACACTTATCACCAACGGAGAATTGAGTGAAGGTGGGAATATTAAGTTTATAGATGAAAATGGCGAGAATATATGGTTTGCTATTGATAAAGGACAGACAAAAAGGTCTTCAACAATAAAAAAGAACATAAAAGGGTATGAGAATTGGCTTTCTCCAAAAGAGGGACTGAAATACTGTCTTTCTGCTGGGGAAAATGATGAATACGAAGAGTATGTGGAGCAAGTAATTACCGCTCCAGTTGATAGCGAGCAATTAAAGACAATTCACACAAATTACCCTACAACCGTGCTGACATCAGAAAACGAAATATCTGTTGAGTATGTAGCGGACACGGAAGCATATATCGGAAAGAGAATTAAAGAAGAGAATCAATCTCTGCAAAAACAAATCCTCGAAATTCAAAACGCTTTAATTAGTCAGAAAATTTCGGGGGGGGGGGTGTAATCCAAGTTAAAGACAGTGCAAAGTTGCCGCTTCAGAATCTAAGGGTATTCGGTAAGAGTGAGCAGAACGGTGTTCCGTCGCTGGATGCCCCGGTTCCAATTGTGAGTGTTGGAGAGAAAGGCAATGTTGATATCAAGATTAATACAGGGAATTTGTTTGATATCAATACTGTTAAAAAATACGAAGTTGATAATACAACTTTATCCTTGTCGGTATCTGGTAATAAAATTATATTTAACAGTAAGATTTCTACTGGAAAAGAAGCGATAGTTAATATTATAAATAAACCAGACGATATGCTGAAACTTTTACCTGGCAAATATACGTTATCTTATAATAGTAACAAACCTTTTGGTGCTACAAATGGAACAGATACAGTAGAAATGTTCGTTTGCATACACAATAATGGTAGTACACGTTTTCACTCTACTGGAAATAAAAATTGGACACAATTCGAAATAAAAGAAGGAGATAGAATATATTTAAGATTTGACATAAACAAAAGCGGACAAAGTGCAGAGTTTTATGACATTATGTTAAACCATGGAGAAAGCGTATTGCCTTATGAATCGTATTTTAACCAGTCGCTCACTCTTTCCACTCCAAACGGCTTGCCAGGAATAAAAGTAGATTCTGGTGGGAACTACACAGACACCACAGGACAACAGTGGGTAACAGATGAGATTGATTTAGAACGTGGAAAGTATATACAAAGAGTAAAAAAGCTAAAACCTCTTAAACAGGTTGTATTTAACAAAAGAGATGAAAATGGCAGATGTTCAGTATTTGACATAGGAATATTCAGAGAAATATTTAAGGGAGGCAATATTTCTGCTATTTCTTCTATTGCAAAATGGAGCACTTTGGGAAATAAGGAAGATAATACATTTGCTTTAGCAGCTGACGGAATATATTATAAGGATTCAACTAAAACACTGGAAGAAGTCAACACTTTATTTGAAAAAATAGGGACTAATTTTGAAGTATGCGGAGTGCTTGAGACGTCAGTAGAACATGACCTTGCACTGGAAACTATTTCTTCTTTTAAATCCTTACACACTAACTACCCTACGACCTCTGTATCT